GTTTGTTGGATACGTCAGCCGTGACGTACCCAGCAAGCCCCAGTACGACAGTAGCAGCGCGAAACATGGCAGCGGCGGCGCAGGAAGCGGAGGAATTGAACGACGAACAGGTAGCAGCAGAACCGGCAACGGAAGAGCGCGCAGAACCTGAAACCATAAAAACCGAAGCGCGTAACTTTACGCAGAAATCAGAATTTAATTTTAAGAATATGACACTTAACGATTTGAAAGGTCAACGTTCTGCATACTACGAAGAGTTCGTAGGTATCGGACAGAAGGCCGACAGTGAAGGCCGTTCATTGACTGAGGCCGAGCAGGAACGATGCGACAAGCTCGACAACATGGTAGCCGACTTGGATGTAAAAATCAAGCACAAGCAGCGCGAACAAGAAATGGTTGCACGCATGGCGCAAAGCGGTTCGGCATCTAACGCCGAGCAGCGCGAAGTTGAGCGCGTGAACAACAAGTTCAGCCTGTCGCGAGCTATTGCCACAGTAGCCAACGGCCGAGCTTTGGAAGGTGCGGAAGCTGAATGGTCAGCAGAAGCACAAAAGGAAATGCGCAGCCGAGGATTGCAGACAGCAGGACAGGTGGCTATTCCTACCATTGCTTTGCGTGCTGGAGCGGCTGACGACTTCCAAGCGGGCAGCGGCGACGGTACAGGATTTGTACCTACTTCCGTACCAGCAGCCATTGAAGCATTGCGCGCGCCGTCTGTTATCGAGCAACTCGGCACGACGGTAATCCGTAACGCTACAGGTAACTTGCAGTTTCCACGGGTAAGTGTGAAGGCGGCAGGAACTGGCGAAGACGAGGTAAGCGCGGATGCAGCTTCCGGCATGGAGATGGACGAGTTGACACTTTCTCCACAGCGCGTTGCAGCGAACACCAAGTACAGCAAGCAATTGATTTTGCAAGGCGGCCCTGAAGTAGATGCATTGATTGCGAACGAACTGAGCGCAGCAATGAACGCATTCATTGACGACGCAGCGTTTGACGCTATTTTAGCTTCAACTGCTATTAACGTTTCAACTACAGGCGATACTGCTTTGGATGCAGCGTTGGCGTTCAAGATGGAAAGCGAAGTATTGGCAGACCACGGCAACCTTGCTGGCGCGTCTTACGTTATGAGTCCGCTTGCTTATCAACTGTCAAAAGCAGAAGCTGCTATATCAGGCGTCTCTGCTTTGTGGGAAGGTGGCAACTTTAACGGCTACAACGCAGTTGCAACGCCTTACCTCGTGAACGGCGTGTTGGCTGACACTACAACCGCAGCCGGTCAAATGTTGTTCGGAAACTTCGCACAAGGCGCTATACTCGCGTTTTTCTCGGGCGTAGATTTGTTGATTGACCCTTACAGCAATGCAGGCACGGCGCAAATTGCTTTGCACGTCAACCGATTCTACGACTTCGACGTACGCCAGCCCGGCGCACTCGCGAAGGCTACGCAATTGACTTGATTTTAAGTGAATTCTAAGAAAGGGGCGGCCACGGTCGCCCTTTTTTTTTGTCCGTATTTTAGCGACATGATGACCGTTGAAATAACAGGTACGCCGACGCTAGACAGCGTGATAACGGTTGCCGACCTCAAAGAACATTTGCGCGTTGACCACAGCGACGAAGACACGCTAATAACAAGCCTACGCGCGGCCGCTATTTCGTGGGTTGAGGACTATTGCAATACGCGGCTGGGCGACGTTACTGCCGTGGGCTACCTCGACTTTTTCTATAACGCGCGTTTTCCCGTTGGGCCGGTCAACTCGATTTCTTCGGTGACGTACACCGACGCGAACGGCGACACGCAGACGCTGCCCGCAGCGAAATATTGGTTCGACATTAAAACCAAGTCGGCGCGCATTACGTTTGATAACGTGCCACAGCTTTACGACGATACATTCCACGCCGTACAAATTAACATGAACGTAGGGTACGCAGAAGCCGACGTACCCGAACCCGTTTTGCACGCGATTCGTTTACTTGTTGGGCATCTGTACGAAAACCGCCAGCAGGTTGTTGCAGGTGGCAACGTGATTCGCGAACTGCCGTTAGGTATCCATTCCCTCGTAAGCCCGTACCGCAATATCTTGGCCGTATGAGGTTCGGCACGATGGACAGGCGAATAACGCTGCAACGCGCTACGTTGGCAGCAAATGCGTACGGCGAACGCGCGGAAACGTGGGGCACGCTGGCGACGGTATGGGCCGAAGTGCAGTACAAAGTTGGCGGCGGCGAAAGCTTGCAAAGCGACCAAGTATTCAGCGAACAGCGCGTGCATTTTATTATCCGTTATTCGTCCGACGTTAGCAGCGTACGGCCTAGCGACCGCGTAAGCTACAACGGCAACATCTATCAAATTGAAGGCGTGCAGGAAATCGGGCGCGGCGAAGGCTTTAGAATTGTAACCACTTTGCGCGGCGAATAATGGGAAGCATTGCCGAGAAAATAGGAACAACTAAAATGCGGCCGGGCGGCGGTTCTGACCCTGCTATAGCCAACGTTGACGGCCTCGAAATGGTTTTAAAGCGTATCGACCACGGCATACAGTTCAACGAAAAGAACATGCGCCAAATGCGCAAGATAAACCGCAAGGTTGTCGGTATTTACATTCGTACGCTGAAGTCAGGCAGCAACCGCATCATAGATTACAAAAAGCCGATTTTTGTAAAAGGGCGGCAGCCAATTGAGCCGGGCACGCTGCGCAAAAGCGTCGGTACTTGGACACCGAACAAAAGCAAAGCCAAGGTATTAGGCGGCCCGAAGGTTGGTAAAAACGCACGTAAATACGACGCATGGTTCGCGCACATCGTAGAAGGCGGCGACTTCGCTGATGCTTTTGGCGGCAAGAATACCAGTCACCCCAATTACCAAAAGTTTGAGCGGGCAAAAAAAGCGGTGCAGGATAAAATGAAGCGCAAGTTGTACAGCGAGTTGCGCAAAGAATTTGAAAGATATTTCCGATGATTGTAGGCAAAGCGATATACTACCTTTTGACAAATGCGACCGACGTAACGGACGTAGTAAGTACGCGCATATATCCCGAAGTAGCGCAGCAGGATAGCGACCTGCCGTTCATCGTTTACAACGTCACGAACAACGAACCGACGGATACGAAGCCCGAACCGTCGAAGCTGGACACGGCGCAAGTAGAGGTGAATATTTACGCGGAAAGTTACACGGAAGCCATCGACTTAGCCGTAGCCGTTCGCGCTGCCCTCGACCGCGTGAAGGGTACGTACAGCGGCGTGAACGTGCAAAGCATTCAGTACCTAAACGAAATAATTGACTTCGACGAGCCGCAACGCGCGTACAACATCAGTGCCGACTACGACGTACGGATAAGCCGCACCGACTTCGAAATAGCACAAGGCAGCCCAATTAGCGGCACGAACTTAGGCGAACTAAATGACGTAGATGTAACAGGGGTCACAAATGGCCAGCTTATCGCGTACAACAGCACGACGGGCAACTGGGAAGCGGCAGACGACGCGAGCGGAGGTGCAGTAGATTCAGTCAATGGTCAAACTGGTGTAGTCGTCATTGACATGGATGACATAGACGACGTGGACGCTGCAACTCCATTTGGCGGTGACGTACTTCAGTGGACTGGAACGGCTTGGGAACCCTCGGGTAAGTTGAACTTGTTGTACTCGTTGCTGAAGGAAGGCACAGACACATCAATCAAGAATGGGGGTGGCACTGATAGTGAGTTAAAGTTAGAGTCAACCAAAGCAACCGTTAGTACTGGAATTACGAAGGTTGTATTGACTGAGACCTCACCGGGTGATATAGAGTTTGTTGTAGCGACTGACGCGGATGGTGACACAGCGTTTACTGCGCTGCATTTGGACGGTTCGAGTACGGCCAATAGAGCTGACCTACTTGTAAAGTTTGGCACTTACTTCAAATTCGAGGACGGCAATTTTACTCAATGGATACGCCCTAGCTCAGGCGCTACGCAAGACACCACAATCATATTACCAAGTACAAGCGGCGTTTTAGGTCGAGCGGATGACATACCCACTAGCGTTACTAATTTGACGGATGTAACGAGCGCGGGCAGCGGTGCGATTATTACCGACGCAGAGCGCACCAACCTAACAACCAACACAGCTAAGGTTGGGCTAATTGCAGGAGGCACTACGGGGCAAGCCCTCGTAAAAAGCACGGGGACGGATTACGACGTAGAGTGGGCGGATATTGCCGTGGATGTTCAATACCATCAGCGGTACGATACGGAAGCGGCTGCGCTACGTTCAGGCGCTACGGAAACGGTCGAGCTGTACTATACGGCGCAGGCTGACGGCGACGGCTTAAGCGAATCGGCATCAAGCGACACGCCTACCAGCGGCTACGACATTCGGCGCAAGTTGTACTACGCTGAGAAGGCGCAGGCAGACCCAGACACCTCAGCCGATTGGACGCAGTTTACAGCCATCGCCGATAACACGACGTTCGCAAATGCAAAGGCGGCTTTACTTGCTTACCTGAAGGAACGCACGGGCGGCACTGTACCGATTAGCCTCAAAATGACGTGGGAGGAAGTAGCGCAAGCGCCCGCCTTTACGGGTCTCTTAAATGAGAGCTACGGAAGCGGAGCGGAGGCGGCGTATTCTACGCGGCGACTGAATGGCAACGTAACCGAATGCATGGTTATCCGCAGGGCATCGGATTCGGAGACAGAAACAATCGGCTTTGACTCAGAAGGCAACATCGACGAGAGCGCAATAGAAACGTTTTGCACGGGCACTACGTGTACCGTGGTAACGTGGAAAGACCAAAGCGGAAACGGAAACGATGCGACGGCGCCAAGTGGGAAAGAGCCTATTATTTACACAGGTGGAGCGTTAATAAAAGAGGGCGGAAAAACTGCATTAGATTTTGCTTCAACCGACCCAACCGTCTTGAATTTGGATACGGAGATTTTAAGCGCGAAAACTATATTTTCAACAGCAAGCATTCACACGCTATCGGCAATTAATTACCTTTTATTTTCATCCACTACGGCAGGCGGTAATATATATTATGGCGGCACGGCAACAGGTGGTGGAATTGGATTTTACCGAAGTGGCTACAGAGACCTCGGTATAGAATTGTTGGGGCAGCAGTTAGGCTATTTTCGATTAAACTCCACAAATAACAATTACGACGTTGCATCCAATGGCGGTACGGTCACCAATTTAGGCAGCGGTTACGGTGTTATGAGGGTCGAAAGTTTAGCCCGAGATTTTAGTGATTTTCAAACGGGAAGGTATCAGGAGGTAATAATTTATGATGCCGACAAATCCAGCGTCCGCACCTCCATTGAATCCAACATAGGCGACTACTTCACCCAAAACACGCCACTGCTCGACACGTACAGCGGGGCGGCGGCTGCTTATTCCTTGAGGCTTTTGGACTCGACGTATACAGGGGCTTTGATAAACGTATGGAACGGCACGAGTTACGCCGACATCTATCCCAATGTTTTTGGAGAGCTTGACACGGTAGCCTTGGCTGCTCACTGTGGGTCAAACGATGGGTTCATTCGTTACTGGTACGACCAGTCATCTAACGGAAATACGGCGGCGCAAACGACGACGGGTTCAATGCCGAAGATTTACGACGGGACGACGGGCGTGGTGACGGAGAACGGGAAGCCTGCGGTTGAGTTTGATGGGAGCAATGACATCTTGATTAACACAACTTTGCAAAACTCATTCGAAGGCGCGGCGCAGGCGTTTACAATGCTACACGTAGCGCAAACGGACGACACGTCAAACTTTCAATATTCGTTTAGCTTATTGGACGGCGCAAACGCAACACTTCCTCAAAATGACCAATTCGGCTTAATTCTTGCCAATGACAATAAAAGCGGCGCATTCATTCGAGATTATTCTACAAGTACGACCAGCTTGCCAAAAAGTAGCGCGGCAGTAGGAACATCGCAACACCTTAACACGGCAGTCAACACGGGTTCTACTTTGTCTGTATATGCAAGCGGAACGGCGGGCGACAGCGTTAGCGTAAACTACCCAGCACTTGCTTTTGATTATGCGAGCGTAGGCGGTAGATACGGCGGTACGACGCCTTCGAGTGATACTTTATGGAGTGGTAAAATTCAAGAAATTATTGCCTACGCTTCAAACAAATCCAGCGACCGCACAGGCATCGAGGACAACATCAACACCTTCTACAACATCTACTGATGAACGGATATATAATCGTACTTCCAACCGCCACGCAGACAAGCGAACGAAGAGCGTACCAAATCACGCGAGAACTTTACAACATCTCGCGGCCCGTACTCATTCAGGCAGAAGGCGAAGCGGCTTCAACCGTGTTCGGTATCGTAGTCCACCCCGACGGCGTACAGAACGCGCTGCAAGTGGATACCGACTACCTCATCCACGTACACGAAGCGGCGACGCTTGAGAAGCTGGTCGCTTGCTTTCCTGAGCTGACCAATGACGAGCGGTTTGAGCTGAGCGCATACGTGCAGACGAATCACAAATTTCCGTTCCAGCACATCATACCCAGCACGACGACGGTGCGGGATTACGACGAAATGGACGGCCTCGGTTGGTTTCCAAATGATGAAAACGAAATTGAGTAAATTGCACCCATGAAGGTAACGATTCAAAAACCATACAACAAAGACGGTTGGAAATGGCCCGCCGGA